TGCTGCGCGATGCGCTCGCGTGCCTGTGTGTCCGCAATCTTGGTCTGCGCCACGGTCTGCGCGATGGCAAGCGACGGGTCAGGCGGCGCGGCGCCGGGCGGCGGGGGCGGCGCAAAGAAACGCTCCGGATCTTCTACCCCCATCACGGTGAGCGCGTACTTGTCGACCTCATAGCCGTTATAGCGCTCCGGTGCGCGGTCGGCCATCATCACCACACCCTGCGCTTTGAGCAGGCGGTGCATCTGCGTTGGTGTGTTCGGGTCGGCCACCGGCACGAGCTTATAGTTATCGATGGCATCGAGCAGTTCCTGCTTTTCCCACGGCTCGTCATCATCCGCAAACACGCGCACGAAGCTGTCGGGATCTTCGCGAATGAGTTCGATGAGCACTTCGAACTCCTCGGATTGCGACTGATGCCCGCGCATGTGCACCGCGGATATCATCTTTGCCGCCTGCTCGAGCATGGCGAGCGTCGTGCCGACCGGCGCGTCTGCCTTTCCCTCGGCGAATGGCGCATTGGCCGTGCCACCGACGCGCGCCGCAGTATCGCCGACATCCTTCACGAATGCTGGGAAGGCCGGGCCGAACTCCTTGTACGGCAGCGACATGATCGACTGCCGGATATCCTCGCTGCCGCCGATATCGACGCCCGCCCCTTCACCAGGCGCCACGCGGAAATTATTCTCCATCTGCCGGTCGCCCTGTTTGGCGTACAGGAAACCGGGAAAGTTTGCGAACATGCCGTTGTCCAGCATGATACGCCATGCGGCCGTCAGCGCCGATGTGGTGTTTGCCAGCACGCCGAGCAGCCCGGTCGCATAGAAACCGAACATCGGGATAAACCGATAGGCGATGAACCGACGCCGCTCGGTAAAATTCTCGTCACCATTACGCCAGTTGCGCCGGATTTCGAGCACGGCCCGGCTGTCGTGCTCAATCGTGACGATGTAGGGGCGCGGCAGGCCCGTCGGCTTGCCCTTCTCCATGTGCAGATCGCCGGGCATGTCGAGTTCGCAGCACACCTCGTACACGGTGTACTCGGCATCCTCGACACGATCGCTGTTCGGCTTGATGCCCGCGATAGATTTCGTCTTGCGCTCGATTTCGGTGATGTTGTCGGCCGGCGTGATCAGATCGACACGCCGATATGCACCGACATGCATCATGCGTGCCATCACGCTCTGCCGCATCTTGGTTCGATGCGTCTTGCGCGCGACGTCACTGAGCGACTTCGCGTCGTTCGATACGATGAAATCGCCCGGCGCGATGCTGTCGCTTACAGGCGCGCGCCGCAACGGGCAGTGAAACACCTTCTTAAAAGTCGTGCCGCCATATCCCCACTGAAAAAACATCTGGTCGGTGTCGGGATAATATTCCGGTCGCTTCTTGGTCAGATAGCGATTGAACGCCTTTTCGAGCTTGGTCGCCTGCGCATCGGTGATGGCGGTTTCCTTGCCCTGATTGTCGATCTTCACCGGCCCGGTTGCCGGCAGCATCTCGGCAAGCGCGTTCGAATGGAACATGATGCAGGTTTCGAGCAGCACCGGGTGATCGACTTGGCTTACACCCTCGCCGCTGGCATCGCCCCGCGGCTGCTTGACCTCAGTGCCAAGCAGCGACATACCACGCTCGTAATTACCCATCCATACACGGCGGCTTTGAATGTCGGCCTCAACCCCCTGCAGCAGCTCTTCGGCGATGAGCGCGAGATCGGATTCATTCATATGCTCGGCGATATTCGCATAGAACGCGTCGTCTTCGTCTTCCGGCTCGTCTTCCTCGCGGGTCAGTAACTCCGGACCGCCGAAACGAATGATGACACCACCGTCGGCCGTCTCGATTTCCTCATAGTCGGTATCGATGGGCTCAGCCGTCGGCGCCGTCTCACGCATCTGCTTGGTGCGCTCGCTCATTCCCGTATCATCGGCGCGCATCGGCCATGCCATCAATCACACTCCCTCAGACCGGGTATAGTGCACGTTTCGGTTTGGTCTGTTTGCCCGCCTTTTCGGCCGCACGGAACTGCCGGGTGCGCAGCACGTCACCCGCCTGCAGGAAACCGTGGATGCGCAACCACCATAAGGCCTGCGTCGCACTGTCGGTGATGTCCTTGAAGCGGCCACGAGGGAAACTCGCCATTTCGTCGATGATCAGCTTAGCATAAGCTTTGTCCTTGATACACCAGACAAGCCCATCGGAAAAGACCGGCTGCACGCGGTTGCCACGCGCCAACTTATCGAGGCGGCCAGGATCGACCATCTCCATATGCCAAGGGTCGTGCTCGCTTTGGGTGATCAGTTCCTGTCCGATGTGCTGTCCGCCGCCCTTGTTCTCGACGAGCAGCTTGTGCACCTTGAAGCGTGCGCACTCATAGCGCACCCACTGCACGACACCCCAATCGGCCTCTGTGATCGCCTTGTATTCGTGCCATAACTCGTTGCGCTTGCGCCGGCGCGCGGTGCCGTTCAGCAGCAGATGCTTGCGCCAGGCGACGAGCAGCATCGCCGCGGTCGAGCCATCCGGCGCGCGGAAGATGCCCCATACGCTGAAGCCGCACGGGTCGTTTTCCTCCTTCTCGGTGAACGCCGGGTCGAGCGATGCGAGGATATATTCGAACTTCGGAAACTGGCCGTTTTTGACGTGCGGCGTGTAGTCCTGCCAGTACTTCCGCTTGAACAGGCCGCCACCGCGCGGTTCTGGCCGCTGCTGATACTGACCGACGTATACGTGATCACCGAGCATCATGATGTCGTCGATGGCGGCGGGCGGAAAGCGGCTCGGCCAGAAGTTCTCACCATCCTCGGTGCGTGGATCTTGCCAGAACGGTGCGTTCTCACGCACGCCCGGCAGATGGGTGACACACTTGCGATCGACCTCGAAGTGCAGCGGGATGCACAGATGCACATAGCCGAGTTTTTCGGCGATGATCTCACCCGCGACGTCAGCCTCGTGCGTGCGCTGCATGATAGCGATGATGGATGACCGTTCCATGTTGTTGAGGCGGTTGCTCATCGCCTCTTTGAACCATCGCACCGTTTCCGGCCGCACGACCTCGGAATTGTCGTCCTTGACGTTGTGCGGGTCGTCGAGCAGCACGCAGTCGCCGCGCTCGCCGGTGCCGACACCGCCGACGGACGTCGCCAGTTTCCAGCCGGTGAGAATGTTGCCGACCTTCTCCTTGCCCTGCTCGCGCAGGCGAAACTCGAATTCCTGCGGCTTGCCGCCCGGTCCGGTGACGATGCGACCCTTACCGTCGCGGCGCCAGACCTTCGGCCAGAGTTCCTTGAACCGCGGATGCTGCAGCAGGATGAGCATTTTGTCGTTGTCGCGTTGCGTGAGGTGCGACGCGTACGAGAACGACAGGAAACGCATGGTCGGCTTGCTGCCCGCCGTCCACTGCCATGCCGGAAAGAACACATTGCACAGCAGCGACTTCATGCTGCCGGGCGGCACGTTGATGAGCAGCTTGCGGATGTAGCCGTGATGCACCGCTTCGAGATGCAGACACATCGCCTCAAGCGCCCACCCTTCCGCGAACTCCTGGGACGGCTCAAGGATGTCCCAAAAGTACCGGATGAAGTGCATCAGGCCGCCATGATCGCGCTGCCGCTGGCGTTCGGCGCGCAGCATCTTCTGATGCAGCGCCATCGCGAAGACGCGCTTATGGCCGTATTCGAGTTCAAGCGATGCGAGACGTTCGTCAAGCATTGCACACGCTGCACGTTCCGCCGACATAACCGTGCCGGCATCGGGGCTGAGCGAACACCTCGGCCGCCAGATCGGCGCGCCGCATAAGTTCCGCACTACGCGCCTGCTGGCGCCGCCGCTCGCGCGCATAGTCCGCGTCGAGCATGCGCTCCTCATGCCACGCCATGCTATGCGTGACCGTTCGTTTTCTGCGCATTGGTCCACCCGCTAAGCGCCTGCCGATAGTCCGCATTGCAAGTCGAGCAGGTTTGCCGAACGAACCCATGGGCGCACAGATCGGCTGCGGCGGTATCCCTGCCGTGATTCCTTCTCGTGGAACTGTTCGACTGTCGTCCCGCGCGGGTTGCCTTCTTCATCGGTGTCGACGCGCCCAAATTGGCGTCGGCACGGCCCGCACCACTCGAGACGTCCGCATATCGAACAACTCCACTCATCGTTCACCGGCATCGGCAGCTTCACGCTCGGCATCGAACCGTTCCAACGTTGTACACCGCTCGCCGGGAATTCGAGGTCGATGAAATCGATGGTGTCGTTGGTGTGGATGTCGCAGCGGGCGGCGATGCGTACCGCTTCCATGGCCGTGACGCCCGCATGCAACGCGCCGAGCGCGACTTCGCTGCCGCTGCCGATGGTGAACGGCGCTCGCTCCTCGTCGAGATATGGCATGTCCCGACACACCATCCAGAACCGCCGCGTGGACAGCTCGACGATGATCAGACCGCCCTTGCCGTGCTGAGGGATCGCATCGGGATGCGCGCCGGCACGGTGCCACACGATAAGCGCGCCAAGGGTCGTACACCATTCACCGGCCACCCCATACGCAAACCCTTCGCAGATGTCGATCTTGCGGCTTTCGGCATTGCTCGGCACGCCGTTGCGATGCGCCATCGTATCGGCCGCCAGATATCGGCCATCGAATGCGATGGTGGTCATTCCGCCGCCTCACTTGCCAGCTTTTTGAGGAGCCGCAGCTCGTCGGCCTTTGCGTCGGCCAGTTGTTCCTTCAGATCCTTGATCGTCGCCCGCGTCCAGTCGAGCCGCTGTTTCGTCGTCACTGCTGCGCCTAGTCCCGTCCCCCTGCTGCACATGTTCGATTACCTTCCCATCGATGAATTTTGACGTCTGTTGCAGAAGATACGCGTCGAGCCGCTCGTCGTCCATGTCTTCGAGTACCGCGCCGGGCAACTCGACGGTCGGCTGTACGGGCTTGCCGAACCCGCGGTCGACAACGGCATTGATTGCGGACACACGCCCGCTCGCCTGTTGTGTCGGATCTTCGGCGATCTCGACGAGCAATTGCATCATGCGCGGGGTGAGCGCCTTGGCGATCTGTCTTACTTCGCCTTGCGTGCGTGGGAGACTGTCGGCGAATGTGCTCATCGCTTCGGCGGCCCGTGCTTGGGCAGACGCCCGGGCAGATGCGGCAAGCTCCTCGCGCCGGGCGCGTTCCTGTTCCCTCAGTGTCTTCCGCGCCTCGACCTCCGCATCGAACGCAGCCTGACGCAACGCTCGTGCAGCTTTGTTGCGCGCTGACCGTTCCGCCTTGGTCTGCGGCCGGGGATAGATATCCGCTGGCTCATCCATCGATCACACTGCCTTGCTCATTCATTCGCCACGATGTTTCGATGATACCCTCGACGGCACGATAACCGTGAGTTCGATTTCGCAAGCACACTGCGTGCTTCACTTTCGGATCGTACGAACACATTTCACCGACGATGCGTAACGCATGTTCGATATGATCATGCACCGGATCAATCGGACGGTCGATCAATTCAGCACCGGTCGGAAGCTCCATTAAGTCAATTATCGGTGGTTTGGTTTTTCCGTACGCAAACCACGCTTTCACCAGACGGTCCATCAGTTCGATCATTTCTCATATCCCTCGCGTGATAAAATAATGGTAGTTACACCCGTTACAGTCGTTACACTATGCGCATTATATCGTTATATATCAAAGGGTTATAAAGAGTAACGGTAGTGTAACGGTTCTGCTACGGCTGTGACGAGTGTAACGGGTGTAATGTGGGGTCTGGCGAAGGCGCAATTCCTAACGATGCACCCTTCGGTGTGACGACATATTTGCCGTACTCGGTTTTCATGATGAGTCCTGCGATCACCATAGGAGCAAGACGCACGCGCACGTTCGTTGCGGGTTCTTTGATTTCTTCCGCAATATCTTTCGGTCCGATGCCGAGCGCATAGCGTGTAACACATTGCAGAATTTTCGCACGGATGCCGCTCATTCCCGCAAGACCGTCCGCATCGCCGATGACTTTCCACAATGGCGCCTGCAATTCGACGACAAGTTCGAAACGTTCCATGTCACGACCTTGCCCGTGCAATTCGGTTTTGCCTTCCGCATTGACGGTGAGGAACATCGAACCGTCAGCAGCCGCAGTGATACCGAGCGTACCACTTGCACCATCGGCAACATCATCCGTCATTGCCTTGCGCGCATGATGCACGATCAAAACACAACGACCGGGGCGTGACGCAAGACCTTTGGTGTATGGCTCAACGCATCGCCGATCGTACATGACCATATCTTCATTCTTGCCCTTGGTCGGTCGGATCACATTGAGGGTGTCGACGATTGCCAGTGTGATTGTCGGTTCCGTATCGAACGTGTTGAACAGCATCTCATTAAATCCGCCATCCACATTTGGCACCTTTCCGGTGCTCATATCGTCAATCGTGGCGAACAAAACGTTACCCATTACGATATCAAGATTGACACCTTTGGCATTGCAGACCATGCGCATGCGACTTTGAATGCGGCGCAAATTGTCCTCAAGCGCGAAATAAATCACTCGACCCTTGACGCATTGATGACCGAGAAACTCGGTGCCGCTGGCGACGGCAACGGCGAGTTCAAGGGACATCCATGATTTGCCTTTTTTGGGTTTCCCCACGAGTAGCAGGCAACCGGTGGGCAGGAAGTCCTCAACGATGTATTGACGTTCAGGAAGTACGAGCCGATTGATGTCGGCACCATTGAGAAGATTGAGAAAATTAGCATTCGGCGGAACGACAGTTGCAGCCTCAAACGCACGTTCGCCCGGCCCGCGCATGTCCCATTGCATTACGTTCGAATTCTGAAGCCCCTTTCCAACAACACGCTCGACCCGATATTCGCCCTTTCCTGTGTAGTGATCGGGTCGATATCCCTTCCATCGCTGAAACAAACGCACCATACGTGGTGCATCGCGGCCGGTGAAATAAGACAGATGTGCCATAAGCGCCGCATCGACCGATGAGTGATTGAACGGGTTCTTGTCCGAATCGGGCGGATAGTTCACGGCAAGCGTCGGGATATCCATTTCCCAGATCTGGGAAAAGCTAGCGCTGCCTTTGGCCTTGGCACGCCATCCCTGCCCCCGGCTTAACGCCTCGGCGAGCAATACGTCGTCATCTTCCGGACCGCGCCAATCGGGAACACGACCCTCGTCAAGTCGCATAGGCGGCGACGTCAGGTCGAGCCCGTAATGCTGCATGAATCCGACGATAACCGGTGAATAATCGGCCTCGGCGTTTCCGCGCGCCATATGACCGGTTAAAGCGATGAAACGGCCCTGACTGTACACTTCGAGCGCAAGGCCCTTGCGGCGCGTCCGGTGCCCCGCCGGCAACGTGCCGCGGAAGATGACATGCAGACCGGTACCTGACTGTGACACTTCGGTATATGCGTCGGGAAAGCACTCAAGCACATTGCGCGCGAGGTCCGACCACATTCCCGTCGCCATACTGTATGCGTAATCGACATCGATACAGATGTACGGATCATCAGCGCCAAGCACAAAGCCAAGACGATGAGCCGACCGGCAGGCGTCCGCCAGACTGCGCCAGTTCGCCCGCGTGTGCGCATCGATCGCGTTTCCGAAAGCGTCGCACGGAATTTTATCAGTCTTGTTATTTGGAAGGGGAACCGGATACCAGTTGATGTACTGATTCGCCGCAGGCAAGCCTTGACCGCCCCCGGCCGAGAGGCTAAAAACCATCTTGTATCCTTTCATGTGGCGCGACACCACAGGTTGAGGCCCGTCCCGTACCAGCGGGGCGGGTTTTTCGTTATGCCATGTGCGCTGCCGTGGCCTCAATCAGTTTCTTGGTATCGCCGATCACGCGCCACACCGTGGTGACAGACGTCGGCCAATAGCACTCCTCGCTCACACGGTCATGCCGCACATGACGCAACCCCTCACGCCGGGCGATACGCACCGCCGCGTCGAGGATTTCGGTCCGCCGCTCGTCGGCACGCATGCGGCGTCTCGGTAGGTCAGACATCGCATGCCCCCTTGCCGGTCCGCAGGATACGATCGACATCGCCAGGCGCCGCGGCGAACCCGGCGAACCCGCCGCGCCGGCGCACCTCCCGTATGAAATTGAGCTGTGCCTGCTCGTGCAGCGTGCCCTTCCACACCCATCCCGGTTCCTTGCACTCGACAGCCAACAGCCGGCCCCCCGGCGTCATGCCGATGAGGTCGGACGACTTGAACACTTTGTTCAGCCGGCTGCTGTCATTCGCCAGGCCGAACCGTACCGGCGCACGCCGGCCATCCGGCGGTGTGATTGCGCCGACATTGTTGCGCCACAGCACGGCGCCGAGTTCCTGCGCCCGCATGCGGCACAGGTTCTGAACGTCAGTTTCCGTCTGCATGACGCGCCCTCGCTGCCCATGCTTCGTACACCCCGGGGTACGCCTCGGCGAGTGTATTGATCGCTCGCATTGCCGGATGCTCGTAAATGCCTTTCGGAATCCCACCGGCGACCCGTACATATGCCGTCACCTGTCGCGACAGGTCGTCGAGCACCATCATAACGTGATCGTTAATCTGCATCGTCCATCAGCCTCGCAAGGCCGCCCATACCGGGCGACGTGGAATAAAACAGGTTGTCGATGATCGCTCGGCGGGTGATCCGCGTCGCTCGTACGATACGTTGACGCAACTCAGGGGTTGCTCCAGATTCCCGCCATCCACGTTCATCCAGCAGCCGCATGCGTGCACGGTGTGCCAGCAACCACAGGGGCCGTTTATATCCGCTCATAGCTCACCACCTTCCTGATACCGATGGCCTTCAGCATGGCGCGCGACGGCGGCCGCTTGCCGCCGAGCGCCTCGGATAATTTGCAAGGCGGACATCCGCATCGCTCGGCAAATATGCGTTGCGCGCCATATCCCCGACCAACCGCCTTGCGCAGTTCTTCAACGACTTCATCACGTGTCATATCTCAGTACTCCGCTTCAAAAACGATATCGCCATGCTTCTCGACGGTGTCCGCCACTTCCTCAAAGAACGCATGATACGGTTCGGCAACGACGGCCATTGCGCGCAAAATCGGAACGTCTTCCGAGCAAATAATTCGATCTGGAAACGCTTTGCATAGCTTGTCGAATTCAGATGACGTGCCGTGCTTAAATGCGTGGTTCGATCGTTTGGTTAATCGCCATGTAACGCTGACACTCATATCTCCACATCCTTCCATATCCGTTCCGTCAATGCTCGTGCTTCCGGTCCGCTGAACGTCTTGGCGGTCGCGACGTCGACCCCGAACCGGTGATAGAAAAGCCGCCAACTTTCGCTTAGCTCGACACCGCCCCCGTGCCGGCCGCCCCATAGCGCCATCACCCATCGCAGATCGTGCTGCGCGTCGGTGCGGGCCTGCCAGTTGCTGCGCACATAGGGTGCGACATTGACCGGCGGGGGCATCATGATCTCGTCGGCCTTACGGGCAAGCACGCTCAGCAGCCGCTCGTCATATTCTTCGAGGTCGCCGTCGACTTGCTCCGGCAGCGTGCGGCCCTTGGCTTCCGGCTTGAACCCGCAGTACGGGCAGCGCGGCTTGTAGCGCTCGCGCAGCATGTAGCAGGACGGGCAGGCGGTGAGCGCGGCCTCATCGTTCGGCAGGCGCTTGCGCCGCTCCGGAACGTCGAGGCTCCAATCAGTCACGTCCTCGGGCAGGCACCCGTGCCGCTGCACGAAATCTAGATAGTTGCCGGCGGCATCGATATAATATCCCCTGGTTTTACCCTCAGCCGTGCGCAGCAGGCGGCCAAGGCGCTGCATGAAACGCGGCGTGCTCATGGTCGGCGCGCCGTCAAGGATGCACTCGACCCCCGGCACGTCGGTTCCCTCGCCGAACAGATCGCAATTGACCACGATGCGCAGATCGCCGCGCCGAAACGCGCGCATGTTCGCCACCCGGTCATCATCGGAGGTGTGTTCGGAACTCATAGCCACCGTCGGCACGCCGGATTGCCGGAACCGTTCGGCGAGTTCGAATGCCTGCTTGACGTCGACCATGAAGCCGAGCGCACGCATGCCGGGAGTGAGCTTGAAATAATGGTCGTGCAGATCGCCAACGATCTGCGAGGCGCGCGAGGCGCCTTGCACACTGGTCTGCGTATAGTCGCCAGTCGACCCGACCGCCAGTTGCCCGCGGTCGATGCTCGGCGGCGGCCCAAACACGGTGTATTGCGACAGATATCCGCGGTTCATGAGTTCGCGCATGGTCGGGCCGACAACCATATCCGTACAGATACCGCCATTCCCGTCGCGCAGGCTCTTACGGTCGGAACGCCGAGGGGTGGCCGTCCAAAGCACGCCGCGAGCATTGGAGAATTGGGAGTATGCCTTGCCCCACTTGTTCGTCATCAACCAGTGATGCCCCTCGTCGCCCTGCACGCGCTTTACCTGCTGCATCCATAAACGCAGGGTGGCGGCACGACTGATGAGAGTATCGACGGACGACACGGCGGCAAGCGCCTGCCCGTGCACATAGGAACGGCCGAGTTCTTCCTGCTGCATGCGCGCGATGAACCGCACGAGTTTTTCCGGTGCGATGATGCGGTGATAAACGCCCGCTTCGGCCAGCGCCATGGCGATCTGATAGACGAGTTCCTGCCGGTGCGCGCCGATGCACGAGACCTCGGGCCTGTCGGCCTCGATAGAAGCGATGAGCCGCGTCTTGCCGCCGGCGGTCGGCAGCACGCCCATGACGTGACGATGCCCATTGTCCCATGATGCATACACACTCCCGCGTAATTGCTCTTGATAATCGCGAAGCTGCATGTTACCCCCATCATTACCAGTTATTTCATTATCACCATAGGGGAACCTAGGCAATGTCCGATAAGCCCATCGAACTCACTCTGCGTTTCACTACCGCCGAGCAGGCGCACCATGTGCTCGAAGCGTATCACGAGGCCATGGGCTTCAATCAGAACACCGGCACCGCAGAGACCGGGCACATGCAGGACGCCGCGCAACCGCCGGTGCCGCCGTACTCGCCGCAGGTCGACGACGATGAGGAGGAAACCGTCGACGTCGAACTCGACGAGCGCGGCGTGCCCTATCACCCGGACTATCATTCCGGCAGCAAGAAGATCAGCAAGGGCGCTTGGAACCGCAAGAAGGGTCATGACCGCGCGGCGGCCGATGCCTATGAAGCCGGATATCTGCAGGCGACGAACGTTCACGCACCGCACGCACAGGCCATGCCGAGCGTGAACGCCCCCACCGCCACTATCCTGCCGCTCAAGGACTTCCAGGATCTGTGGGTGCACTGCTGCCACAATCATAAAGTGAACATGGCGGATCAGCAGCACATCGAACAGACGTGGGGCGGCCATCCGATGAGCGCGGTGTTTGAGGACGGCCTCAAGCGCTCGCAGGCCTATGCCTTCCTGCAGCAGAAGGCGAATGCCTGATGCAAGTCGCCAGCAAAGCGCACCTGTGGACCAAGTGCGCCTTGTCGGGCTCGCTCGTCGCCGGTCGTGCGGACGGATACGTCTCCCCGCACGACCCCGACGCCGACAAGGAGAATAGCGACCCGCGCCGCGAGGGTAAGGCGGCGCACTGGCTCATCGGCGAGATGCTCGCCGGACGACTGCCGATCGATGCCGCGGGGACCGTCGTCGGCACATCCGCACCAAACGGATGGATCATTGATGCCGAGATGGTCGAGCATGCCGTCGAATATGTGCGGTATGTGCGGGCATGCGTGGGCCGCGGTCAGTTGCTCATCGAACATGGCATCCGCATCGGCGATCAGATCATCGGGCGGTGTGATTGCGCCATCATCGACCATGCGCGGATGCAGGTCGACATATTCGAGTTCAAATACGGCTGGCGCATCGTCGAGGCGATCGAGAACCCGGAACTCCTGTGCTATGGGTGCGCGCTCACGCCTGCCGACTATAATCTCGTGCTGCATATCTATCAGCCGCGTCCCTTCCATCCTGACGGCATCGCGCGGTCTTGGACGATACGTGCCCAAGAAATACACAGGTATTACGAACAGTTATGGGATGCGGCAGTACATGCAGGCGGCCCCGACACCTGCGGCACGCCCGGCGCGCATTGCCGCGACTGTCCCGGTCGCCCCTCGTGCCAAGCGCTCGCCGCGACGGTCTATGCGCAATACGACGTGGTGCGGGACGCTCGGCTCGCCAAGATGACACCGCAGCAGCTTGCTGCCGAGCTGGATTTTCTCGAGCAGGCCGAGGCATGCCTTAAGGAACGCAAGGCCGGCATCGAAGCCGAGGCCGAAGGGCGCATGTCGGCCGGCGAGTTCCTGCCCGGTTGGGAGTTGCAGCCGCGCAAGGGCAACCGGATGTGGTTGGTCACACCGGAGGAAGTGTACTTACGCACCGGCATCGATCCGTACAAACAGACCGTGGTCTCACCGGCCGAACTGGAAAAGAAGGGGGCAAACAAAGCAGT